CATATCAATGCTGCATATCGCAGCATTGATATGAAAAATGACTTCATGATTCTTGCTGATGCAATCTCTCAAACATATATATAAACGGCTGGAGCTTTTACAAGCTCCAGCCATTTTTTTGTAAAATTATTAATTTTGGAGGATTTATGTTTAAAAACATGAAATCAAATTTTATTACCAAAGGTTTGTATGGACGCATCTACAAGGAACAGCCGTTTCTATATATAGACGGCGTGCTCGTAGACTCGAACTATCAAATTATTGAAACAAACATCTCTCTCACGAGAGCAGCGAAGTTAATAAGGAATTCTAACAATCCTATTAATGGTAGAACATTCTTTAAAAAAATTAAACTGGACGATCTGGAAGATGAAGCAATCCAAAAATTAACAGAGATGGGCTTGCTCGAGCAATAAAAATAAGTAACAATATCAGAACTAAAGACGGCATCTTTCGATGCCGTTTTTTTTTGTTTCATTACTTATGTTTAATCTAAACTAAATATATTGTTAGCAATAACTAATCATAAAGTTAGCTTTACCTAATAAGAATATTAGTAAAAACTAAAAAATACTAAGTTTTCGATGATGGGGCTCGACCCGTCAAAAAAGGCTCGTTTTGCTTTTTACTTTTAAAAACAAAATAAAAAAAAAACCGTTTTAAGTTTATTTTTTCAACCGAACAAACGCCCTGCACTTTTTAACATCGATGGGGCACTTCACATTTGTCTCCCCCACGTGCGTGGGTATCCGTTCGAACAATTTCAGGGATTTTGGAATTTAATTAAAAAAAGTTCACAAACTTATAATTAGTTGGAAAATTGGGGTAAAGTAGTTATTTTGCGTATTATTAGTTATTTTGGGGGGCTGGTGTGTTTGCAGAGTTATACGGTCGGTATATAGATGGCATAGTAGGTTACAGTGGGAGGGTAAGGGTAAAGAGTGTATTAAGGGTTGGTGATGATCATCCGAGTTTAGTAATAGATTTGGATAGTGGGTTATGGTATGATTTTGGGTTAGGTGAGGGTGGTAATTTTGAGAAGTTTGAGAGGATGGTTGGTTGTGGTGTAAGGGGTGAGTGTGTTGGTCGTGTAGGAGTTGCTGGGGTAGAGAGGGAATTGGATCGTGGGTGGTTGGGGCGTGTAGGTAGTTGGTGGGATGAGTTGGGGAGGAGGGGTATAGGGAGGGATATTTTCAGTAGGCATGGTGGTTATGTATACAGGGATAGAGGTGATTGGGTAGTAGTGATAGATTACATGTGTGGTTATGGCAGGATGGTGAGGTGGAAGAGGATACGTTATCGTGATGGTCGGAAGGTTCGTGTAGATGGGAGTGGGGGGAGGTTATTATATCCTACGGATGGTTTATTAGGTGGCAGGGGTGTAATAATTTGTGAGGGTGAGTTAGATTGTTTAGCTTTACGCAGTGCTGGTTATCGTGCTGTAACGAGCAGTGGTGGTGCGATGGGGTTCAGCATGGATTGGGGGTGGATGTTTGGTGGGAAGGAGGTGTTTTTGATGTATGATGATGATGATGCTGGTCATCGTGGTATGGAGAGGACGTATAAAATTATAGGGGATTATTGTCGTGTAGTTGGTTGTATTAATTGGGGTATGGGTGGTGGTTACGATGTGTGTGATTACGTACGTGATGGTGGTTCAATAGATAACATTTTAGGTCATTTAGGGATTGAATACAAAATACAAAGGAGTTAATATGGGTAAGATCAACATACGTGCTATTGGTGATGGCGAGGGAATGGATATAAGCATTCGCGTAAATGGGGTTGATGCTACGAAGGGTCGTATAATAGACAAGGAGTTAAATACGGAAGATGACATGGATGCCTCTGATTTATTAGATGTGTTATTATATTTGATAACGAATGGTATGATGTTTAACATACATTTGAATTAACAATGAAAAAGAAATGTGCAAAGTGTATTCATTTTAACGGAAAGCTAATGTGTAATTATCACAATTTTCCTACATCTCCAACATATTCATGTGGAGTTTTTCAACAAGTAACAAGCATGCGAATTATTAAACAAACAGAGCGAAAAACCACATCCAACAAGCTACTCAAAGACGGAGTGTTTTAAGAATACGAACACATTAAAAAGTTGAAAACTTTCACATCCATCCGTGTCGATAATCGTGAAATTCGGCACGGATTTTGTTGTTGTCTCCACGTCTCCGCCCCCCCCCTTTTTTGTGGTTGCCTATTAGCACAACGTTGCTTTACGCGAAGCTTTCAAACATCTCTTGCTGTCTAAGTGTATGTGTTTTTTTATTAAGTTCTTTTTTTTTAATACAAGAAAGAATACCTTTCTTTTTATTAACTAAATCTTGTAACTATCTGCTTCTCTTAGGATTTAGGTCATTTTCCTTAATACAAGGAAAAATGCTTTTTCTTTTTTATTAACTAAATCCCGTAACTATCTGCTTCTCTTGGGATTTAGGTCGTTTTCCTTAATACTACGTTCTTTGTTAACTAAACTTTATAAACCGTTGGTTTATAAAGCACTTACGTTGTTCACTTAACAAAGATTGTTTATAGGTGAAAAAAAGAAAAAGGCGTATGTTTGAAAACATGTCTTTTTGCTGTGTTAAGGTTTTGTGCTTTTCTTTCTTTTTTTCTTTTTTATTTATTTTTTCTTTTTTTCTTTCTTTATGTACTAATACCTGAATACAAGCAGAAGGTAATATTATTCACTGTATGTGTTTAATTCACTGTATGTGTAATCCTGTAATTCAAGCTTTTAAGTAAGAAGAAGCTTTAATAAAGAAAAAAGAAAAGAAAAAGAAAAATATATAAAAAGAAAAAGAAAAGAAAAAAGAAAAGTTCGATTTAAGAATTCGTGTTTTTGTTTCAGGTTACTTTCTTTTCTTTTTTTCTTTGTTTATTTTCTTTTTTTCTTTTCTTAAATACCTAAATACAAACAGAAGGAAATATATTCAAGCTTTATGATGCTTGCTTTAATAAAGAAAAAGAAAAAAGAAAAGAAAATATATAAAAGAAAAGAAAAAAGAAAAAGAAACGTCGTTTTAAAAAATAACCAAAAATTTGCCCTATGTAAAATGCCAAATCAAAACCAAATTTAAAATACCCAAATTTCGCACATATTTGCCCGCTATTGAATTTTTATACCCGAACCTATATAAAACTACCCCTTGAAAAAAAACACGCCTTAAAATCGATTTATGTGCGTTTTTTGTTTTTTAATTAAAAAACGTTCATAAACGAAAAAACATTTTGAAAAGAAAAAAAAACGTTTTATTTTTGTTGTGTGTTTTGGGGGAACAATGAGGAAACGTAAATTAAATAACCATTTGACACAAGGTCTCACGAAACTTCACGATGTTTCTGTGTTGTATAGAATTCACAGGTCGCGGATTTTACGTCTTGGTGCTCTTGGGGTTGTTCCGCTTATTGTTCTTCAAGGAACGACTTACATTCCAGACGAGTTTATTGCAACTGTTTTGTATTATTGTAACTTTAAATCAAGGAGAAAGTATGTTAAAAAACAGAGAGTTGCTCGAAAAGAAAGTAATCGATTGGGCTGAAGCCAGAAACATTTTTGCACAATCGAATCCGCAAAAACAATTCTCAAAAACACTTGAAGAAATTGAAGAATTAAAGGAAGCTATTGAGTTGGATGACTTCGACGCTATTGTAGATGCGATCGGAGATGTTACGGTTACGCTATGTATTCTGGCGAAGATGTTTAACACCACGCTAACGCACTGCTTGTCTGTTGCGTATGAGGAAATTAAACACAGGCAAGGATTTATGCAAAATGGAATGTTTGTTAAATTTATTCCGAAAACGCTTGAAGATAAGTTCGTTATACTTGAATTCCTGTGTAATATTTTTAACGTCGATAAGCAATTAAAGCCACGAATACAACATACAACAGAAAAAAACAAATACGGATTGTTGCTATCTAACGCACTTTGTAACGGAATACGACCATTCGAAATAGCAACATTCTTCGAATGCAAACAAGGTAGAATCACTTACCTAATGCGTAATCTGAGCGATATACACAAATACCACGTTATCCCACCGTTGAAAATACTAAAAGAAACATTCGAAGATTTAAACGCATTCTATTACGCAGCAAGAAGATTTCAATATACATACGAGGAGATTGGTGAAGTGCTAAACATGTGTGGCGCCTCAGTCGGACGTAAATTCGCCGAAACTCTGCTTCTAACCCCCAAAACACAGCAAGCAGTTGAGGACTACATTGAAACAACACGCTTTAAACTACTCACCAATCTCCAAGTTAATGAAGTAAAAACAATGTTGAACACATTGGAGCAAACATATGAAATTGCAAGAAGTTAAAAAGCATTATCGCACATTGATGGATATTGTCGAATCTAAAATGTTTGACCATAAAAACAAAGAATACGCATCAGAAGAAGACGCACTGTCAAACTTTAAAGACGCATCATTCTTAACAGGATATGAACCAGAACTCGTTGCATGGTTATACGCAACAAAACATTACACTTCTATCGTGGACTTGATGAAAAAAATCTTCATCGATAACAATGAGAAAGTTTCAAACAGCCACGATTTGATTAAGGAAAAATTTACCGATATGATTGCATATCTGGTATTAATATATTGTTTAATTTATGAAAAGAGGTAAATTATGTTAGTGCAATTTGATTTAAGTATTTTAAAGGAAGCTGTTAAAAATGGGAGCAAAATGGCGAATAAAGTGCGCGCCACTCCGTTGTATTTGTCGATTGATAACGACACCTTATCGGTTAAGGTCTTTGATGCGGATCTAATGACGCAGATCTATTCATGCGAAATTCAACCGAGTGGTTGTAAGCTTGTGCTTGCTTTTGATGTGAATATTTTATCTCCGTTAGTAAATGGAGCAAAAGCAAAGTTGTTTACGATTGATGCCTTTGATGAATCGTCAAAGGTTGTATCCGTAACACTCGATGGTGTTAGCTTCAAGCTGCATTCGCTTGACCCATCTGAATTCGAGGAGCCATCGATACACGTGCCGGAAAACACAAAGCCGTTGGTATTCCGGAATGGTGAACTACGGAATATATTAAAGCGATTGAAGCCGTTTCTGTCGAAAGATGAATATCGTCTTAGTATGCGGTGCGTAAACATGGAAATCAAGGATGGTGTAATAAAATTCTGTGCGACAGACTCTTTTAGATTAACAACATACGAATCAAAAGTTAAATATGAAGACGAACTAAATTTAAACATACCAGAAGTAGCCATAGATGTTCTGATGTCTCTTGGGGATGAAATTGCGATGTATTTTGTTAAAGATAATGAGAATGCAGTAAGAAAAGTTGTGGCACAATCGGAGAATATTACCATTGAGTTTTTTGGTATAGCAGAAAAGTTCCCTAACTACAAACAATTACTACCAGACGAAATCATATGGAAAGCACAATATGACGCACATAACATCACAGAAAAAATCGATAGTATGAACAAAGTGTTTAATATGTATTCGCCGGGTAGTATACAGAAAGAGGCAGAACGAGCTGCAGCAAAACTTATCTTTGATATTCATCAGTTCGATACAAAATTGTTGTCCGTTGGTTCTTCCGAAGAGGTTATGGCAGAAGCTACAATAATGAACGAAGTAGAAACAACAAAAGAACGCATATGTATTAATCCTTTTCATTTTATTAGTATCGCAAAGTCTATACGAAGTAGCACGATAAATAATTCCTTTATCATAGGGAAAACACGAAATCACGCAAATCTTGTATTTGTAAGTTCAGATGCGGAACCAGAATGGTTGTATGTGAGTGTTCTCAAACGGGAGCAATAAATGACGAGTATGCAGATGTACTCTTATGTCCTCGAAAGGGCACTGCTGTATTTGATGATTAACGGCGGATATTCTAATGTAGAAGCTGTCTTGACTGTTTTAGATGGTGAAGAAACGTATTTTTACAACGCACAACATCAGAACGTCTTTAACGTTATAAAAAAGTTATACTTAGACGGCATCCCGGTTAATCACATAACAGTTTACGAGGAAGTAAAGAAAAATATTGCATCAGAAAAAGTGCTGAAACAGCTGTTTGAAAACATAGGCAGAACATACATTGAAGACGATGCAGCATCAATAGCAATAAAAGTCAAAGATTATTTTATAAAAAGACAAATTTACCTATTTACACAACAATTGCATAACGATGCAAATAAAAGTGGTTTTGATATAATTAGCGCCTTGCATGCCCATACATCAAACGTATTGCGCAATGTTATTTCTGACAATGATGTAGATACAAAATCAATCGCAAAGACAACACGAGAGATTATAGAACGCGCGGTTCATTACGCACGTATTGGAGAATACTATGGCATCCCAACCGGATTTGCGGATTTAGATCGTATCACGGGAGGTTTGAAAGCTGGACAGTTAATAACGCTTGCAGGACGACCTGGTATGGGAAAGACTTCGTTTGGATTGTCTTTGGCAATGAACGCAGCACGCAAGCATAACGTGGCATTCTTTTCGCTTGAAATGGATAAGGAGACCATTCTCATGCGTCTTGTTGCAAACCGAACCGGAATACAGTTAAGCAAAATCATTAACGGATACCTTACAGACGAAGAATTAGCAAAAGTAACGACAGCATTAGAACAAATACCAGCGCAATGTAATATTATTATTGATGACAAAGAAGGAATTGATCTTGCAACATTAAAAGTTAAAACAAGACATTATATGCAAAAATATGGAGTAAATATGATTATTGTTGATTATCTTCAATTAATGAAAGCAAATAAGGCACAAACACGTGAACGTGAAATAGCTGAACTTAGTCTCGGTGTTAAAAATATCGCACGTGAATATAAACTGCCAGCTATAATTATGGCACAATTAAATCGCGAAGTGGAACACCGTCCAAATAAACGTCCGCAATTATCAGATCTACGCGAAAGTGGTTGTCTATCAGCAGATACGTTGATATTAACACACAAGGGATGTAAGCCAATCAAATCATTATGTGATACAGAAGATGTAACAATAAAGTGCTGCAACATAACGGATGATGGTTTTTCTGACGTTGCGCAAAACTATAAAAAGTGTTTTTCAACAGGAACAAAAAAAGTGTATAAGATTACACTGCATAACGGTTCAGAAATCAAGGCAACAGCAAATCATCGTTTTTATACTGTAAATGGATGGAAAAGATTAGACCAACTTTCTATATCTGACTACGTGTTACTCAACACACAGCAACCAATAATAGAAACAGATTTTTCGGACAATGATATAGTTTTGCTCGCAGCTTATATGGCTAAGTATAACACAAAGACAACATACGATTTACCATCGGATTTCTATAAAGCAGCTTCAACAATAGAAAAATTGAATGCTTGGGATTATATTTTGAGACGTTATCGTATTATCGACAAACTTAAATTTATTCGCATTCCACTTGAATTCCATACAATGGAATTAAGTAAAAAGAAGAAGTTCATAGAAACAGTGTTTGAAGTATGCGGCGATGTTGGACGTGGACTGTTTGATGAACAGCCATCAGTATTTATAAAAATGGAATTCAAAGACAGGAATGTTGCAGTATGTGTATCATCCTTCCTCTTGCAGTTTGGAGTTTATGCAGAATTAGAGCAACGTAAAATTAACTCGCTTGTGTTTACGCTGTATATTACCGATAAGTCGTCAATCAGAAATTTTATAGAAACATTTACAATCAGCGATGAAAAAATGCAAGAACAACTTAATCGCATATACAACAACATAGAAAGCGAACATTTTGCAGACCCTCAATTTGCGACAACGAATTCATCTCACTTTATTTTTGTGCCAATTAAATCCATCAACGATAGCGGATACGCAGAAGTATTCGATATAGAGGTTCCAAGATACCATAACTTTATAGCCAATCATTTTGTAGCCCACAACAGCATAGAACAAGACAGCGATATTATAATGCTTCTGTATCGCCCTGAATATTACGATATACAGCATTACGAAGACGGAAAATCAACGGCAAACACTTGCGAAGTGATTGTAGCAAAGCAACGTAACGGTGCAACAGGCTCGGTGCGACTGTATTACGATAAAGAGACAACAACATTCAAGAACCTGCACTACGATGCAGATGCAGACTTCTAAAAGAATGGCGTCAAAGAGACGCCATTTTTTTTTGACGTGGAACTTTTACAAACGAATGAAAGTACAAGGTATCGCCACGTTTGCCCACTCGAAATCCAAATGATTTAATTAAATTGGTAAAATCTTCTACTATATGTTTAGGTTGTTTTTTGCTGCGACGTATGTAAAGTTTACCCTTAATTGTCTGCAAAAATCTCAAATATGGTGTTTTGTTATCCACCTCCACCCATTCCCCATCATATGGATATAATTTTAGTCTAACATAGTCTGCACGTTGTAGTAGTTGCTGGTATTCATCGCTTGTTATTAGGCGATGTAACATTACCGGTATTGCTACAAAATCTAATAATTCGTTGTGCCAAACGGATAACGTATGTTCGCTATCTATTGGTGTATTGTATTCGTTTTTATTTACAATTGTCCATCCCTTGCCATGATGCACCATTAAATATATTCGTAATGTAAAAAGAGCGGATATTAACTTTGATATTTGATAGAAGTTTAAAAATTTACGTCTTCTACTTTTAGGTGAAGGTTTGTATTTGATAAAGTCTTCTAAGTGTTCCGTAAAAGGAGATAATGTTTTTAATATTGTAATTGCATCTTGAATTGTAACAAGTTGTTTCCAATTCCAATGTAGCTTATTCGAGATGTCCATATGTTACCTTTAATCGTTAAAAACATAAAATCATGGAGCAATATATAAAAATATTTGTAAAATTCAAAATTAATAATTATCTTTACATTATGAGTGATCTATCTAAGCATATCGATAAGAATCTTGCGTTACCGTTACCAGAAAACATAACGGTGGATGATTTAATGATGGCTGGAGATATTATCATCGGAGAAAGTCTTGTGTCGTTACGTAACTTAATTAAATCAAACGAAGATCCAAGTTTAACGATAAAGGCATTCAATTCAATCGTCGGTATGCAAAAATATCTCTTAGCACGCAAGAGTTCAATGGTTAAGCAAGATGAATTGGTAGATGATCTTGGGGATGTAATTAATGAAGTTGAGTGATTACATCAAGTTACAAGAAAAACAATTACAAGCTGCAAAGTATATAGGACGTGGTTATAGAATATTCTTTGGTGGAAGTCGTGGTGGCGGTAAAACGCATCTTGCTTTAGCTGTAGCAGTGTTATCTGCAAAACGTTATCCGGGACTTCGCATAATGATAGTAAGGCACACAATGCCGGAGTTGTTAGAGAATTTTGTCGTGCCACTAACGCAAAAATATCCAGAACATATATTCAAATATAGATACAGAGTTGTAGATAAGGTAGCAGTTTTTGATAACGGTTCTCGTATTATCTTTAAGGCTATTGAAAATGAAAACGACACAAAGAAAGTTCAAGGTGTAGAATATCAACTCCTTATTATAGACGAAGCGCCAAATTTTACAGAAAGCGTATTATTTAAATTATACGGTTCGTTACGTCGGAACGTTATACAAAAAAATTTTATACCAACAGTATTGATGACAGGCAATCCAGGTGGAGTTTCCGATAGGTATTTCAAAACACGATTTATACGCCCAGACTATAACCAATGGACAGAAGGTGAACTTGCAATCAAAGATAAATTTGTGTTTATCCAAAGCCATGTTTCTGACAATAAATATATCGGTGAAGAGTATGTAAACAATCTGAAATCATTGCCAGAGCATTTATTCGAAGCTTGGTATAACGGTAATTGGGATGTGTTCGAAGGAATGTTCTTTGCGGAGTTCTCGGTTGAAAAGAATGTTATAGCACCATTTGAGATTCCGAAAGATTGGAATCGCGCGGTGGGTATGGATATAGGCTTTACCGAAAAACATCCAACAGTAGCAGTATGGGTGGCGCAAAATCCAGAAACGCAGGAACTATTTGTGTACAAGGAATATTCTGCCGTTGGATCTATTATGCAGTACATATATGACATGAGAGATTTGCTTAAAGATGATGACAACGTTATTGTGTTTTTAGATCCGTCTGCTTGGGGTAACCAGAGAAAATACGACGACGACAGATCGCCGGCGATGATGATGCTCGAAGCAGGAATACCTGTGGTGCGTGCAATAAACGACAGAGTTAGTGGTTGGCGTATATTAAAGGCATGGATGACAGATAAAATGAAAATATTTGATGTATGTCCCGGATTGATTACCACATTGCCATCACTGAAGTACACATCATACGGAAAAGGAGCAAAAGAAGATTTAGATACAAGAATGGAAGACGACTATGCGGATGCATTGCGTTATGCCGTTGTTAGTGGTTTTGGTTATCCTGTTGTAGATCATGATGAGCCTGTTGTCTATCATGTGAAACAAATAACACAAAGAGGAGAAAGAATTACGCATAAAGAGTGGGTAGATATGTTTAATTACGCAGAATATTAACGGTGGTCTTATGTTTAAAATAGAACCTGTTGTGCAGCTTGAATTATTAAAACACGAAGATGATAACGATGTTATATCGGCTGTGCGAAACGATATAGAACAAGTTAAAAATGTGTTTGACGATATAAATGCAGCAGCAAGAAGAAATTACGATTTCTATTATGGTCGTCAATGGAGTGAAGAAGAAATTGAAGCGCACGAAAGACAGAAACGCATTCCATATGTATTAAACGAAATAAAACATAAAGTTGATCATCTGGTTGGTGTGCAAATGCAAACACGATTAGATGTTAAAGCAGTTGGACGCGAACCGGGAGATCAACAAGCAGCTGAATTATTGACACATTTGATTAAATGGGTCTCGCAAGTAAATGATTTAGACTACATAGAAACGGAAGTGTTTAAAGATGGTATTATTGGTAATGTTGGATGGGCTTGCGTATACTGGAGTAATGAAGACGTAATGTATGGCTATCCAAAGATTGAAGTGGTTCCATATAACGAAGTCTATTACGATCTAAATGCGAAAAAGAGAGATTTGAGCGATGCCAGATGGATGGCGCGTCGTTCATATATAACAAAAGCCGAAGCTAAGGAAAAATACTCTTGGATAGAAAAAGATATTGATGATTTGCATCCTGTCGCAGAAACGTATCCGGCTTATGCAAATTATCCGACATATCACCAAGAACGTGTTTACGGAAAGACAAATCCATATAACAGCCATGATAGAGAAATTGTTGAGGAAATAATTCATTATGAAAGAGTTAAAGTTTACAAATATTACGTGATAGATGATATTCGTGGAGACATACAGAAATTCAATACGCGTAAAGAGGCTGAGGATTACTTAGATGGATTGGTTGAGGCATATAGCGAAGAAGGAATATCTATAATCAACGATGATGGTACCCATAAAGTTTTTATAGGGACAGCAGAACAGGATCAAATAAAGCAAACTGTTGTAGTTGGAGACTTGTTGGTTATTAACGAGATAACGATTTTACCAGACTTCCCGTTCGTTGCGTATTTCCCCAATTTTTCTCACGGCGAGTTTCAGTCGTTTGTTGAAGCGCTTATCTATCCACAAATCTTAATAAATCGTTCATTTAGTCAATGGGATTACATCTTAGGTGCTTCACACAAAAACGTTGTTACGGTAATGGAATCATTGTTGAGACGCGGTTGGGATGTGGAGGCTGTTAGACGTGAAATATCGAAGACGGTTCCTGTTATACCTGTGATGACACATGGTGCAATTAACTCAATACCTAACAATCCTGTAAATCCACAGATATTCCAAAATATAGAGTTTGGCATTGGACGTATGCAGGATTACGCAGGTGGTCGCAACTCACTTGGATTAACAGAAAGTGCTGCGGAAAGTGGACGTGCTGTTATAGCAAGGGCTGAACAAGGCGGTGTTGCGAAATTACCATTGTTTGATGCATTACGTTTTTGGAGATTAAAACTTACAGAGCGTATTGTTTGGTATATCAAAAACTTTATGACGCCACGACAAATTATCAGAATTATAGGAGACGACAAAGATGTGCAATATGTAAATTTAAAAAATGAATTATTAGATACGCTCGAAGATGCAAAAGTCGATATAATAATCGATGAAGCAATCAAATCGGAAACAATGCGTGAACGCTATTTCCAACAAATGCTACAATTGTCTAATTTGATGCAGTTGCCACCAGAAATTACGATGTCTATACTACTTGAATATTCGTCTATTCCAGAAACAAAGAAAAACGAAATCAGACAACAATTAACATTCTACACAAAATACATGGAGATGAAAGCGAAAGATGCCGAAGAACAAAAACTCGCTCTGCAAGTAGAACGAGAACTCAAAAAACAAACAATGAAAGATGCTAAGCGTCTCGGTGAACAACTTGCTACAGCAAGCGAAGACATCAAGCGTCAAGCAAAAGAGGTGCAAACAAAAATGAAGAATTTACAAAAAATGCAGCAGAAAGCACAAGAGGAGCAAATGAAGGACGCTCTCCTTATGCAATTATCACAACAAAACGGAAGCCAAGACCAACAAAATTTTAACTTGCAAATGTAAAAAGTATTAATTATATTATGTATTATCAAGAGGAAGGATTATGAATTTGGAGTATGGTATCGAACAAGAAGAAACATTGTTCGAAGATGAAATGCAAGAAGACGTCGCATCAGATGAAAATGTAGAATACGAAGAGGAGCATGAGTATGCAGAAGAATACGAGGAAGAAGAAAATGTAGAAGAAGAACAAGAACAAGAAGACGAACAAGAAGATCTGGCGCGATATAAACCGATTATAGATCTACTTGGCAAAGATGATGAGTTGCGAGATATAATGACCTATCGTAGCTATGGTTACACTACCGACCAAATTGTTGATGGATTGTTCTTGCAACGACATCCAGAACTGCATGATATTATACGTAATTATTATGCAAATCAAGGCATGCAGCATCACACGGTGGATGACGACGATGAACAGCCACCAGAATTTGAAACATACGAAGAAGAAGTTCGCTATTACGCTAAAAAAGAAGCCGACAGAGCTCTTAAAAAAATACTTAGCGAGCTTGGTCCGAAAGTACAGGAGTTGTTGAATAAACAACAACAGATCGAACAGCAATCAAGAATGGCTTATATTTACAATGTAAATAACAATGCGCTTGAAAATGCTTTAAACGAACTTGGCATGAGTGGAGATGAACTCTCGCAAGAAGACATAAAAGCGATAGCGAAGAACTTAAAAACATTATATCCCGGGGTAGATTTTAAATCTGTAATAATGACACCAGAGCAAGCGAGAATTGTGCTATCCGCATCATTAGGTCGTAAACAAAGACGAAGTGGCAGCACAAAACAATTAGTAAAACAGCAACTTCTACCAAAAATACAGCCAACCGGACGAACAGTTAAAGGTCAGCAATCGACAAGTGAGGTTATAGACGGGTTGTCGAAAAGTGAAAGATTAAAGAGATTAATGGATTTGTAATATTAAATGGAGTAAAACATGTATAGAAACATTGTAAGACCCGGAGTAAGAACTTCGACGACTATTAACCCAAGAGCGTTAGAAGAAGATTTTTCGCAAAAGATACGTGTTCTCGAACCAAACGCAACGCCACTTATTACATTAGGACAGTACATGGGACGTGGTGCAAAGCCAAAAAGCCATAAAGTGCAAACAATACAATACGACGTTTTCAATCATTTTGACTTTTGTAATGAGGTAGTTGTTGGAACTGGACAATGGGCTCGTTTTGCAAAATTGCGTCTCACACAGCCATCGCGTCCAGATGTCAAGAGCACAATGCCATATTATCCGCAGGATAAATTCTTTATTGTTCCAACAGGTCAAGTGGTAGAAGTTGTGATGACGCCAGATGCTTCGATGACACGAAGTGTGGATAATCAATCTGTATATGAGTTGCCATCAACATTAACAAACGTTGGAACAGACGTTTCAAGAACCTGTGAGGCTGGATGTGTAATTGTTAGAACAATCGAACCTGTGCCATTTACAGCATTCAGCACTGGTGATGTAATATTTCTCGGTAGAACGATTTACGAATCGCAACGCATCGAGGCAATGCCGTTACAGCGCGATTACTACTATGACTGTAACTTTGTGGAGCACAAAGAAGCTGTTTTACAAATGACAGAGGATCAAAAAACATTCATCGCAACGAAGGGAACTACACCAGATTGGAATTTCCAGCAAAACGAGATGATTAGAGAATTTAAGTTGAGCGTCGAACACTCGATGATGTGGGACGAAAGAGCATTTGATGGCACAATTCCGGGAAGACCAAAACGACACATGCGTGGATTATACAATGCGATACAAACTAATGTAGCTTATTATAATCCAGATTCGACGAATGATTTTGAGGCGTTGTTTAAGAATTTCTGTTTTGATATGGCATTCCGCTACAACCCGAATGGGCAAAAGAAAATCGGTATATGTGGAGGGCGTTTCTTAATGAGGTTCAATGATGCGTTTGGTAATTTCAGACGCGTGGATGGAGCAGCGCCAAGCGATAAAAAAGCTGGATTAGATTTAGATACATACGTATTACCGGGTGGGTTTGAAATTAAACTTGTACGTAGTGAATTATTACAGCAAAACACAGCACTTGAAAACTGGTGCTTTGTTATCGATCCAGCAGAAATGGAACAACGTATTGTGAAAGATTTCACAACTAAAATGTATAGCTCGCCAGACGATCGTGATGTTAAATTGATGGTCGAATGGCAAGGGACTATCGCATGGCATATCGAACAAGCAAATGCATTGTTAAGAACTATATAAGAGGTATAAAATGAGATACGCATCAAGACATGCCAACTTGGCTTTATACACAAAAAAGGGGAAATCCAAATATCGTTTTACACAAGGCGTATTGGAATTAGGCAGTGGCAAGACGATAGATACAACGGATCTGCAAGAGGTATTTCCTGACCTTACAGGAGATGCGAAATATGGTTTAGGTGTATTGTTTGTCGAAGCACCAATCTTAGAAACAAACTCCGACCAAATAACGGATAACAGATGGTATGAGGTCGTTCAGGGCGAGGTAACTTACAATGGCAAAAAGTACGTTGCAAGCCAAAAAGTATTTGTAGAAGATAAAACAAAACTTAGTGGTACCGGTAAAATAGCATTAACATTCGAAACGAATGATTACAACGATATGAGGGAAGAAGCGTTTAAACTAAAACATTTACTTGTTGGCGATGAAGTTACTGGGTACCATAGATGGGATAAAGGTGGTTACGAGCCACGTAATACACTTGATGAAAATGGTGTTGGATATGTTCGCAAAGAATACGAGGAAGAAGAACAAGAAGACGAAGGAAGAATAAATGGCGAAGGTGAAGGCGAGGGCGAAGGTGAGGGCGAAGGCGAAGGAGGAACAAATGGCTAAATTAACAGAGGTTGAAAGTGTAAGACAAACAGATAAAAATATCGAGGTCGTCGTGAAGCAGGTCGATTCGCGACGACCAGGTATTCTTCGCAAGCATATAGCTGAATGGATGGAGGGTGATAAGAAACAGGTTGTATTTTTATCTTTGAAAAAAGAAGCAATGTTTTTTATCACAGAGAATGAATACGTACAGTTTAAAAACAACATATTTCGAACAAATGTTGATAAATGTATCGAATACTTACGAGATCATCCGGCATACAATATCGAATTATTTGAGAATGATTTCCCGCAACACATTAAGCAGAAATTTGAAAACGATAAAAAATATATAACCAGAGATCCAGAAGAATACGAGTAAGGAGTAACATATGGTTACTAAGACACGAAAAGATGTCTCGGCAACAAAAGATGTAGCCAAAAACAAACGTAGTGAAGAATACAATCGTGCTGTTGTAACGGTGCGACAAAATCAAAAAGAAAAAGAGTTGTCGCAAGGATTGATGTCGCAAATGTTGCTACAACAGCAAATTGAAACCAGCAAACAGGCACTTATGGATCTGGTAGCAAAGATTGATTTGCAGCAACGTATTATGGAAAATAAAATGAAAGTGATGGATCAATCCATGCAACAACAGGCATCACCGACAATTCAGGCACCAGCTGATTTAATGAATATATTGAGCGGGAGCGCGGCTGCACTTGGTCCATCGCAACCACCGGGTATGCCACCGGGAGCGGATGGAGGACAACCGGATGCTCAGGGTGGAGGTGGTCAAGGCATACCACCGGGTATGCCACCGGGTATGCCACCGGGTATGCCACCGGGAGCGGGTGGAGGACAACCAGATGATCAGGGTGGAGGTGGGGGAACTTTTATGCCACAACCACCGGTGATGTAGAATGAATGGGGATGTGCTTGCAAATAGAGTTCGTCTAATTTTAAGAGATACGCAATCTCCAGCGGATCAGGGTTTGTTCTGGAGCGATATGGAGATTGCGTTAGCTTTAAATAATGCGCAGGCAATATTTGTGAATGCATCTCTCAGACTTGGATTGAGTTATTTGTTGGCTGGTTTGAATGTTACAACAGGTTTTGTAACACCGCCTGCTACAGGATGGATACCATTACCAAACAACTATTTGCATTATGTTTCAGCAATGGTTGGAACTGATCAGTTTCAGGTTGTAGCACGTGTGTATCAAGGTGCGACAGCGGAGGTATTTAGAAATTCTAATGTTGCAGGTGTATTTATAGTGGGCAATCAATATCGTGGTATATTAGGCAATGATACGAATACAGGTGTTATATTAAATTATTTTAGGACGCCTTCATATATTGGTTTGACATCTTTGGGGGATAACATTAATCGTCCGGATTTTAATGTTCAGGATTTTGATATGTATATATATACAGATATTATTGCAACGCACGCAGCAGTATTGCTTGGATTTAAGGAAATACAAACACAACGTGATTTTAAATTTATGAAGCATATATTTAGTTATTATAGCATATTTCCTAAAAGGTTAGTGAGTTTATTAAAAGATTTAGATATTGCAAAAGCAATTATGGATTCGTTATTAAAACAGCAGGAGAGTTAAATGAAAAAGAGAGATTTCCGTTACGAAGAAAAAGGCATGCCGTATCGTTATTCAAAATATCATAAGGTACCTAAATTCCCAGCAGAACAACAAGAAGACGAGACCGATGAATCACTTTTATCGCCAGAAAAAATGGTAGGGGAAAAAAAGAAGTTGCCAAAGCCAAATCATCAGGCACCGCAAGAAGAAAACGATGCAGACGACATGCAAAATGAAATGGGCACACATATACTAAACGAAGATGTGGAAGACGCATCGTCGCTAAAACAGACTTTTAAAAACTTAATTGAACAACACAGCTCACTTGGAATGCCAAGCTGGATGAATGATGACAAACAGGATGATCGCGGTATGCGAGCTGCGATGCCAGAGAAGGAAATGGAGTATGACAACTCTATAAAACGCATAATGAAAAAAGGATTTCAAAGGCAAGCACCCGATTCGCAAGAAGATACCTTGCGAGTAGATGAAGCAAATCGTCCATACAAAAAAGCAGTAAAAGGATTGCCCCCAACAGAAGAAGCGACCAAACGTCGATTTGGCGAGGAACCGGAAACTAACATAGAAGAAGTTGAAGAGATATACGAATCAGAGAATGGGCGCCCGGCTAAACGCATTATGAAAATACAGCGTTCTAACTATGCCGCACCTAAATCTAAATCTGGAGGTTGGGTTAAAAAACTATTTGATATTATGAAATGACAGCTGCGGAAGTATTGCATTCGGTTCGGATGTTGCTTGATGATGGATTGTTGTGGTATTTCACGTATCCGGCAATAAACAGTATTATCAATCAAGCACAAATGACACTAATAGATAAATATCACGGTCTTGATGACGAACGTGCATTAAGACCGTTGTATGTGTACGATACAAATTTACCAAACAATGGAGTATTATCAGCACCATTACTATATCCGCGAGCAGCACGTGTTACTGTGAATGATGATACAGATATATTGAGTTGGGTAGCGGAATATATAACGTATGATGTTTTTATAAACTATAACAGTCCCGGTGTAATTTACAATACTCCAATGCCACGCAGTGTTTATTGGACGTATTACAAAACGCAGGATGCAAATGGTAATTATGTAACGCAAGTATTGTTTTCAGATCCGCAAGGTAATGCGACATGCAATGTGTTGTATATACAGGTGCCTCCATTATATGATTATCAAGTAAATGGATTGGCATCTAATGGTGGACCACCAGTCGGTTTGAGCTTACCGGAAGAGTATCATCCGGAAGTAGTGTTGTTAGCAGCTGAATTAGCAAACAATATTGATGTTGGCGAAATGGAACGCGGCGCATCGTTCAATACAAAAGCTGGCGAGAAATTACCAATTCAAGGTCTTAGGATATGATACAATATAATAAATACACCGTTCAGCAATTGTTTGATGAAGTAATATTGCGTTTGGGTGAAAATAGAAATGCGGAGAATATTGACTATTTAACAGTTGCTTATTATCTAAATGAAGCACTTGAAGAAATAATGATAAATTTTTATCCAATTAAAGATTGGGCATTCTTTACTACTATACTTGTTGCGAATCAGCAATTTTTATCCCCACGTTTTATTAAGCCTGTTAGACTTTTGTTATCTGCAAACGGGCAACCACCATATGTAGAGGCGAGAAAGATTGATGTTAGAGAATGGTATTCGATTATTAATCGGGATATGAGGCAATTTTGGAATATGGGTACATACGATAATCCTGTTTATATGATATGGGGGAATGTAATATATCTTTATCCGACCAATTTTTGGAATGCAAACGATGCCACGCAGGGAAATGTGAGTGGTGTATTAGATTGTTATATGTTTCCAGTACGCGTATTTAATCCAAACAGCATGTTAAATATTCCATATGAATTTGAGGAGTTGTTGCTATTGTTGGCATTAGAAAAAGTCGTAACGCGTATATTACCAATGGCACAAAAGCCAAAATACTTACAACAAATTACAGCGCAAAAATCAATCTTTATACAGCAATATTTGTCAAGCAGACATGCAGAAAAGCGCCATCTCGCATCGTTTGTCGCACCAGAAGTGCCACTTGTTCCTGCGCCAGCTGAGGCTGGTGAGTTACAGTCGAGGTTATCATGACGGTAAGAGAATACATTGATAGTGTCAAGCTCAGATTGCAACGCATTGGAATTACAAGGACGCTGAACGATGCGTTGATTTTAAATTACATAAACAAGGCTCGTCGTAATGTTCAGGTCGAAACACTTGGGCTTTTTGAGAGCAGGTATGGACGAAGAGACGTTTTTCAATTAAATAACATTGCTTTGGATCAGGATGATTCGAATACGCATTTATATTATCAAAACACTCAAATAAACGTTGTGCGTTTTCCTCTGCCGGTCGATTATATAGATATAGCAACGTTATGGCTTGTTAGGCAAGATCAAAATAGTTTCGTTTACAGAGAAGCACGTAAAGTTAATAAACGTGAATTCTTTAATGTAAGGAGCCATTGTTTTAATATGCCGACATCCGATAGACCGATTTACGCAATAGAAACAAAACAGTTCGACGTAAGAGGTTCAGGCGGGAATATTTGCTATTTATCTGCTGGTGCAACTGATATATCGAACGCTTCAGTCGAAATATATGCTGTCGTTGCATTACAAGATTTTGACCAATGGAATGAACAGGAATTAGTTCTTAGCCCGGATTTGGAAGAATATGCTGTTAAACAGGCAGTGTTGTATTGTTTAAATGATGTTGAATATTTAGAAATAAAAGATATATTGTTAGCCGAACTCAACGAATATAAAAACATGTTAATGACAAACTACAAGATTAGCAAAGACCAGCCAATAGAGATATTACCAAGTCAGGAGGCACCATAATGGCAAGCACTTTTGCTGAATTATATAGCGATTTCTTAGATCAGGCGAAGGTTTATACTGAAAAATTAGACGTTACAGAGTTATCCTTCATGCGTATGTTTACACGAGGTATGCAGATTTTTCAACGGGAATCGTTATATGTCGAGCGAACAGTCGTATTAAACAGACAAAACGTAAATGGACAAAACGTTTTTATTGTACCGCAGGACATGTTGTTAATAAAGGATGTTAGAAATTTAATAGATGATGGTAACGGTAGGTTTACCGAAGAGATTTTTTTATTGCAGGAATTTGGGCAGTTTAATCGTAACAAAGATAAATGGGAACGTGGTTATCTTGAAACTCCAACAGACTATGGAATGCGGATACCACACAAACGAAGCGCATATGATGGCAGAGGTAGTCAAGTAAGAATGTGCACGATATGGCAACGTGAGCTAATTACGTATCCAGAATTTGACGGAGATCAATTGTGGTTATGGTATTATCCTGATATACATGCTATATCGCAAAACTCTCCACAATGGACAGCGTGGTTTCCGTACGATCCTAATTTTATGAATATGTTCAGAACATCTTCTGTAACTGACGTATTAAAGCCATTCGAGAGAGCGTTCTTAGAGTATGCATTGTCAGATTTTATACGCAGTAAAGGTTCAGCAAATTACGCTGTATATCAAAAGAATTTTGAATCGGAAATACAAAGGGCAATAGAAACTAAGCCCACATATTATCGTGAGGGTGTAGCATCATATATGTTCGCACCATACAGTTAGTGTTTGGAAATTAGCAAAAAAAGTGGTAAATTACATAGTCAAGAGCGAGTAAGCCGATGAGTTACAATAAATTTGAAATCAATGCATTTGAAGGTCTAAACGCAGCCATTGCTCCTACACTTATCAAGGATTCGCAAGCGCGTGATATATTAAATTTCAGAATGGAAAAAGTAGGTAAACTTGTAACTCGGAATGGATATATATATGGTTTATTTTCGAAACATCGCCCAATGTTTCTTGGGCAGTTACCACCGAATGAAAGTTTCTTTGAGAACAACGGTATAGTTGGTATAGGCGAATTAGTATTAAGCGAGCATTGGGATGCAATAGATACAGATAGGTTGATGGTTTATGCGATACGTAGTCTGTCAGCAGACGAGATATTTAGTGAAAAAAACGCTAATGCTATTGAACACGATCCTTTATATCGTAACAATGTAATGGGGGAAAAGACAAAAAATCATTATATGACGTTTTTATTTTCTCCAATTACGGGACGTTTTGCAAACTTGTTGTTAGCAAACGAGCAATTGGTAGCCGATGTGGCTAACGCAGCTGACTTTGATATGACTATCGATGCACGTCCGCAAGGTGTCTATGAACGCAAGAGACGTTTATTTGCACCAAACAGACAGTTACCAGATGCAACTCCAAATACACAAGAAGCTAAAAGCAACGCAACATTTAACAATGGGCGTGAAGACCATTGGATACGTCATTACATCTCAACAACAGAATACAGGCATCAGATGATTGTCTCCGATAAAATAAACGGAGACATGATAATCGAGGATGAATTCAATCGTTACATCCCAGATGAGGAATTGGGCAACAATCAACAAAAACAACATGCATTACATATAAGACCAAATTGTTTGGAAGAGTTCAATATAGATATTGTAAGAATTGATTTACGTGATCAATCGGGACAGGAGAATGCAAATGTAAGACAAGGCATGGCTTTGTATAAATTTAAGTTGCCTAAGATTATTCAAAAAGTATCTAATTTTTTATGTGAAGGAAAATTTGCAGATCAGGATGCATATCCAAAGGCAAGTCATTATCAGCAAGCATTAGGCAATTTTAGAAGATCACAAGCTGTGATTTCAAGTTTACAAAGGTTGCAAAATATAAATGGCAATCCAGATGTCATTCAGACTGCTTGGAAAGTTTACGATGGAGTAGATGCGCATATTTTTTCTAATGCTGACAGCCCAAGTGAGGTAGATGATTTACTTGGAGATTTGGAATTTGATAAACAAAAATGGGTGGATGAGGATGGCACAGTAAAAGAAGATCAAATATCAGACGTTTATATATGGGAAGAGTATGAAATACCATATTATATTGCTTCCGGTAAACAACTTGGATTTACATTTTTACGTGAATTAGACCGCATGTTTACAAAGACAACGAATGCTCCACGTATTAAAGAATTAAATGTTAAAGATGAGTTTGGCAGACAAGTTCCGTTAGGTATATGGCGATATAGATTTGTTTGGGATTTTGGAGATGGAGTTTATTCGGCACCGTCAGCAGATTTAAACGTGCCAGATATATTATGGAGTGCGGTTAATGATCTGGATGTAAACGATGCTGGATTTGGTCAGTATAACAGACCGCAAGTTTTAAGCAAAGCAAATGTGGATTATCTTAAACACAACTATTGGGATTTGCGCAATCTTGGACCAGATTCGGTAGCATTTTATAGACTTACACGCAATGTGAAGAGACCATCATTATATGTAGCAAGTGTAGCAAGTATTGATGGTACATATAGATTGACCAGATTAGGTCGCACAGTATTTGACCTTAAAAACAAGCTTTACGGTGGATTAAATCACCGTTTTGGAGTTAAAACGGCAACAGGATATAATGATAATGGCAATGTGATAGATCCATTAAATAATTGGGATTGGAAAGATTATGCTGATTTTGGTGCAATTATTTTATTAAATTGTGGTAAGTCGATTGAACTAAAAGGTATATTTGCTGAATGGGGCTTGGTTGCTGATGCGATTACAAAAGACAAAGAAAGTGTTTTAACAAGAGATACATTTTTATTACAGTATTATGGATACAATGGATTAATTAAGATTGGAAATCAATTAGATAAGAATTTATATAAATACGGACTGTATAATATAAGTAATTTGATTTTGCCGTTATTCCCAGATAAAAGACGTTATACTAAGTATTCATTATTTACGGATGATGGTTTTTGTAGGCTACCATATAAAAATAGAATGACGGAAGAGTTACCGTTCAGTTTTGATATAGCTTATATTGTACCGGGACAAATTACATTAAAAAACGAGTATCAAGTAGATGGGAATGATTATAAAAGCTTTTCTGTAAATGAAATAGTTTTAGCAAAAGCAAACGTTTATAATAGCGATGTGTTCTGCACAGATACAAATTGTTATATAGGTATCATTGGCGAACAATACGTAGGTGACGAGCAAATTGGCTTACCATTGGTAATACCAGACAGATGGGTAGCAGATAAATACGAACAGGCATACTATCAAACTGGAGCAGCACCAAATCTATTTAAAGAAGATCCAAATGATTGGACGCCAAAATACTTTGCTGATGTAAAATCAAAAGTAAATTACAAGCATGCTCTTATTCCAATTACGATGTTACGGGCTTCAGATAATTCGTTGGACACATTTTTATTAACAAAGCCAGATGTTCCGGCTGAGGCTATATCGAGATTGGCTTTATCTGGTACAGCAGAAATCCAAATAACAAAAAAAACAGATAGTGGAATATTGTTAGCGGAATATTTAAGGGAAGTATTTACACCAGATGGAAAGCTCGTAACAGATTATCGTAACAATTGGTATCTCGGAGAATATGATCAGTGTAGGGCATGGATACGTGAAAGTGATACATTAAACAACCATATGTTTTTTTCTGAAGATTACAGTTGGGAATTTCGCTGGAATTTCTGGAAAAACGGAATTGTGCACACCAATGCATTAGAATTAGAAAGCATACCAGCAACGTCAATGAGTTTAGTAAACGGCAAATCGAGAATAGATAATGTTGAGATATACGCGTATCTTCCAGGAACACGATTTGTAGGTTTAGAACAACTAACTGCATATTTTCCGTCGTCGCTATTATTTAAAGCACCAAGATTAGGCATACAGATAGGAGCTCAAGATATTCCGCAGCGCGCTCGTGGAATTAAGATATTCAGAACATTAGCTACACATAGAAATGATTGGGATCCGTTATCATTTGGATTAGTAAAGGATCTGAAGATTAGCAGGGATAGCGAAGGCAACCCAATTACACGTGATGAAGATGATAATGTATTCCCGGGCGTATATTTCTTTGACGACGTGAGCGACGACAATCTCGATTTTTCAGATAACCCAGATACATACGATGGTTTACGAAGAGCATTACATTCAAGATTTTGCGTTGCGTTAAATGAAAGAGTATATTATGGAAACTTCACGGAAGTATATCAATCGCTACCACCACGTAGCTTTGGTTTGCATACGCCAACAAGCAATAATAATTATGCACAAATAACTAATTTTGCAGTTATAGGTGGGGTTGGTAACAAAGGCTTTCAGCAACCAGTTAATGTTAAATACAGATATGTTTACATCAATCAGGCTGGGCAGTTGTCGGGTTTTCGCGAGACACCACAAATTCAAATAAATGCAAGTCCGAACAACAGGCAAGCTGTCGTTCTTTTCTGGTTGCCATCAAGATACGACAACACCATTAAAGAGTTGGAAGTTTACAGACAAATTGACAACGGACAATATTTTTATCTTGGAAGTGTCAAGCCAGAAGACGAAGGCATCTTTGTAGATGATAACAAACCGCCCGGAAAACAATTAGGCAATACAGACCCATCGATAGAACATTATGAGGATGGAGTGCGATGGAGCGAGCCATATCAGCCAGATTGGATTAAATTAAACAACTTTATTGAATACAGAAGTGGTGATAACAGAGGTGTTAGAATTACGGGATTAATAGCCCAAGAAGGCAACTTGCTTATCTTTAAGGAAAATTCTATCCACAGAAGTGCAGTGCAAGCACAAGAACCACCAATCAGTAGAACCGACGAAATAAGCAGTGATGTTGGATGTATTGCACCAAATACGCTAATACGTGTTGATAATGACGTATATTTTCTATCCGCAAAAGGGTTTATGAAGTTTAATAATATGCGGTTAGAACAGGCTGACGGTTTATTCAATGAAGAGTTACAATACATACTATTGCATAATCCAATAGAATTCATAAGGGATGCTTCTGCAGCTTACAATCAGCAAACAAAAGAGATTTATCTTAACATACCAATGGCGCCAACAGTTTACACTACTGCTAATTTGTTTGGCAATTGGATAAACAACGCATCGCAAACAGGTTATACATTAGATACGAATACTATCAACGAAAGAGTGTTTTATCACGAACAACAAATTGATACATATCCAACTTCTGTAAATGATACAAATTTAGGTAACACCATTAGGCACAGGCGTCAAATTTTGGGGCATATTTACGTTATTTCATTAGAAAAAGGATATGTTACAAAATTTGCCTATCCGACTACTTATTTGGTTCAAAACGGGCAAAACGCTGGCGTTTTGGCGGTTAAAACAATTGACGCACGGCAATTAATTAGGTTATATTACACAAATTCGATTGGGGAATTACGTAGTGGCGATATATTCCCGAGACGCTATGGTGAAAGTATATATACATCAGATCCATTCGGACAGACAAAACAGCAGGGTATCGCTTGGTCTGGTATATACATAGAAACGATGTATAATTTACCGCAAGATGCAATACGAGCTGTAAATGCTGGTGTGCGTGGTGTTTATGGGAATTGGACTAATCCGGATGATGTGATTAACGTGAACAACTTTACTATTATTGGCGGTGGTACGGTTAATATAAATACTATTAGTGATTACGATATGGTGTTTGATTGGTTCGAAAATAGTAAATTTTATCAGCCATTTTTGAACGCCAATCGGGTGCGTCCGACTTTCCCGTTTGCATATCCAATTCCGATAGATTGCGAGTTCAAGAGTAAGTTCTTTACAGCCGAAAGCGAGACTATTATCAAGCGAATTAGACGTGGATTAATAAATATCTTTTCAAAGGGAAACATAGAAGTTAGATTAGTTTCGAAGCCATACGATGGATATGATGATAGATACGAATGGTGGAATGAAAATTTATTTACTAATTTACAAAGGTTTTTCTATCCACCAACAGACGATGTGTTTGATAGAGAACAAGGGATAGTAATACCGGGAACGCATCGCAACATTATTACATTTGTTCCGCATTCAGATCCTGTGTTTGTTCAAGACGTGATCGATGTAATCGAAGATAGATATGGCAAGCCGGTGATTTTTGCAGTAGATATAAAAACACGAAGACATTGCCAATTAAACGCTATTTCTTTACACTGGAGACACATTCACACATATTTGGGGTAGTATATGGTTCAGGAAGGATACATAGAATTTTATCCTATAAAACGGGATACGCACTTTGCGGTGCGTTTTGCTGTTAGCGGAATAGACTTAACGAACGTAGAGTTTGCATCGTCGCTATTTGATGTATCAAATAACACACGCAGTAAAGTAGCAGATATGCAGATAACAAAGACAAGCGACGGTTCTGTATATAATGGTTTTATAATGGAGCTCGATAGAACTATCACGCGAACATTAACTGCAAATAAAAAATACTACGGAGATGTTTTGATGATTTCAGACAATAAGCCGATAGCGTTATTTAATTACACTCTACCTGTAATTGAGGGATATACAAATGTCGATTAGTTTAAATTATGATAAAATAAACATAATTGTGCAAGAGGTAAACACAACTCCACAAATAAGCAAGGTTATGTTAAATATCCATCCGCTTGTCGTGGAAGTTTTGCCAATGCAAGTAGTAGCACTATCTGGTGGCATTGGAGATATGCAAAAATCAAACTACGACGCAAATCACGATAACATAGTTGATAAGTCTGAAATGGTTGTTAGGCGTTATGAGGCGGGCGAGATATTAAGTGCAGGTGTGCCAGTGGTTCTGATAGATGGCAAAATTTATAAAGCGAAGGCTTCCGATGTTACTCACTACAACAAAGTGGTTGGCGTAACAATTCAGGCGGGCGACGTTGGGACGCAGTTAATGGTATGCATTCAAGGTGAGGTAGAGTTAAATGTAACAAAAGGAAATACATATTGGCTTGCCGAAGACGGTGGATTATCTACGCAGCCGTCAGAGGTAGGCTTTGCCCAGATTATCGGGTTTAGTGAAAGGGATAGTTATTTGTATGTCAATGTTCAACAAGCAATCAGGAGAGAGCAATGAAATACTTGCGTATTGACACAAACGGCATAGCCGAAACAACAGCCATCAACACAAGCGCCGGGGCAGGCGACGCAAACAAAATCGTAGCAACAGGTAGCGACGGAAGGATACATAGTTCGTTGATGCCTGTCGGTATTGGTGCGGAAACAAAAAACATAACGGCAAGCGAGGCGTTGAGTGCTGGCGATTTGGTGAATTTGTGGGACGACAGTGGGACAGTGAAATGTCGCAAAGCGGATGCGTCAAATGCACGTCAGGCACACGGTTTTGTGTTGAGCCCAGTATCGACAGATGCTGCGGCAACTGTGTATTTTGAAGGCACAGTAACAGGTTTGACAGGATTAACAGCAGGTTCACGTTATTGTTTATCGACAACGACTCCGGGGGGCGTTACAACGACGATACCGACGACGAGCGGTCAGATATATCAGCCGATAGGTTACGCAATATCAACGACTGAATTAACATTTGAGCCAGAGGAGCCAATTGTGAGGGCGTAATATGAGCATCAAAGGCATTCGGATTGGTGCAGGTGGGCAATTAGAGGAGACAACGGATTTGACAAAAGTATTGGCTATTGGTCAAAATGGGCTTATCGAAGTGGATGCAACAGCCAGCTCGGGTTCGGGCTGGCAGCCGCATCCAGATTGGCATGATATTAGCAAAGTAAACAATAACGAGATTAACTTGCTTGTTAGCGATGGCGGAGTTGGAATTGCGTTTGCAGTTACAGTTGCAAGTAGCGGGACGTATAGCATCGACTGGGGCGATGGAACAATAGAAACAAATCGAGCAAGTGGGACTACTTATGCACACCAATACGCAATAGGGGGTGGCAAGTCCGTAAACGGTGGGCAATACACGGTTTTTAAGATAAGAATATACAACGCAACAGGGAACATAACACGTTTCCAAATGAAAAGGCATCCTGATTATAGCAGACAAACATACGCACCGCTTTTATGGGCTGTGTTTGGAACACAGTATATAACGGATTACTCGTATACGTTTTACATAAACGGGCAAGTAGAATGCAGAACATTACAAGCTTGCACTATACCAAGTTTTGCAAGTTGTTCGAGCACGAGTTATATGTTTTTTAATTGCGCTTCCTTAAGCAGCGTAACGTTGCCATCGAGTTGGGGGAACGTAACGAACACGAGTTATATGTTTCAGTACTGCTATTATTTAAGTAGCGTAACCTTGCCGACGAGTTGGGGTAATGTAACGAATACGAGTTATATGTTTTATCTTTGCAATTCCTTAAGCAATGTAACCTTGCCATCGAGTTGGGGCAATGTTACGAACACGAGTTATATGTTTGTAAGTTGCTATCATTTAAGTAGCGTAACCTTGCCATCGAGTTGGGGCAATGTTACGAACACGAGCAATATGTTTTATAATTGCCATTCCTTAAGCAGCGTAACCTTGCCGACAAGTTGGGGTAATGTAACGAATACGAGTTATATGTTTCAGTATTGCACTTCCTTAAGCAATGTAACCTTGCCGACAAGTTGGGGTAATGTAACGAATGCGTACGGTATGTTTCAGTATTGCTTTTCTTTGCGAACAATAAACAACCTTGAATATTTAGGTAGCACAACAACAAATGCAGATTTTACAGATTTCCTTAGAGATGCACAAGCAATAACTGGAACTTTAACAATAGCAAGCAAGTTAAGTAGAATTGGTATTTATGGGCAAAGCGGGCATAACCTAAAATGCACAAGCATTAGGTTAACAAACGGAACAAGCACTTGGACTGGTTCGAGCCCGCAGATAGATGTTTCGTTTTGTTCGTTGGACGCAGACGCTTTAAATACACTGTTCGGCGATTTAGAAACTGTTACAGGCAAAACAATTAAAATAACAGGCAACCCAGGCGCGAGCACTTGCGATACAAGCATAGCAACGAGCAAAGGGTGGACGGTGCAAAATTAGGAGGCAATTATGATATACAAACTAATAGAAGACGAGCAAGGGCAATATATTGGCACAAACGGCAAGCGTTATGGTTTACTTGAAGCCGTTGAGTTCATAGACACGCCAGAGGGGCGTGATATAGATTGCGTGTATTTGCAGAACACACAAGAAGCTATGGAGTATTTTGGGGTGCAATATGCACAAGAATCTCCTGAAGCAAACAATAATAGCACAAACATGTACTAATATATGAAAGGTTTATATGAAAAGAGTTAATCATTTAAATTCAGCTAAACAGCGTAAACGTGATGAATTCTACACGTCAATGAAAGACATTGAGAACGAGATGGTGCTATACACGGACTACTTTAAAGACAAAACTATCTTATGTAATTGCGATGACCCAACAAAAAGTAATTTTGTTAAATACTTCATAGAGCATTTTCACGAATTCGGATTAAAGCGTCTGCTTGCAAGTTGTTATAAGAAACAAGATTTGCACAGCACAGAACCCGCTGTATGGAGTGAGTACGATGGAAAGAATATGCAGATTCACGAACATAAAGGCGACGGTGATTTTCGTAGTGCGGAAGTTATTGAGCTTTTAAAACAAGCAGATGTTGTGATTACAAATCCGCCGTTCTCTTTGTTTCGTGAATATATAGCGCAATTGTTGGAATACAATAAAAAGTTTATAATTATGGGGCACATGACAGCAATATCATACATCAATGTTTTTAGATTGCTGCGAGAAGGGAGTGTATGGCTTGGGCGACATAATACTGATACAAAGTGGTTTATGGTTCCAGAAGAATACACAACATATCATTGTGCCACAGAAAAAGTCATGAATGGCAGGAAACATTTTCGAATGCGTAGCATTGTTTGGTTTACAAATCTAAAAATCAACAGAATGTTCCAAATTACCGAGTTTACTAAAACATACAATTCAGATACATATAGAAAATATGATAACTATAATGCTATTGAGGTTGGGCAAGTATCAAATATACCAAAAGATTTCGAAGGGTTAATGGGTGTTCCGATTACGTTTTTATTGAAATGTGATTATACAAAATTTGAAATATTGCAACTACATAAACATTTAAAGTTAGATGGTGCAAATGTTTTTACAAGAATAATAATAAAGCATAAACACATAACAAAGGACGAAAGGAATGCAATTAACGACAGAGCAATTAGAGATAATCAATTCGGTAAAGCAGACTAATCCTGAAATAAGCAAACGCAGACTTGCACAAATTTTGGTGCGAGAACATCCAGCGTTGTTTCCGTATTCGCCAGATAGTTTGCGACAGTTTATCTGCAAATACGAGAATTCATTTGAGTTTGCAGTCAGTGCACCAATCGTGAATGAAGTACCAGATAGTTATTATGAAGATACGCCGGTAATTAGCATTGATGGCAAAATTGGTGTTATATCGGATTTACATATACCTTATCACGACAAGCAGACGGTTATAACAACATTAGATTATTTATCTAAGCAGAACTTAGACTGGCTTGTGTTGAATGGAGACATCGTGGATTTTCACGGTTTATCAACGTTCACGAGAGACCCAAATAAACGAGATTTAAACAGAGAGTTAAGTGTAGCGAATCAATTCTTAGATTATATTGCTGGCAGGTTTAGCAATATAATTTACGTAGCAGGCAATCACGAGTATCGTTTTGAGCGTTACGTAGCAAGTCAGGCGCCCGAGTTATGGAATGTTGAGGAAGTGTCTGTTGAGAACTTTCTGAGATTAAATAAGCGTAACATTAGGTATTTAGATAACACTGGACGGATAGAAGCAGGCAAACTAACTATTTTGCACGGCGATAGAATTGCAGGGCGTGGTGCTATTAATGTTGCGAGGTTAAGACTATTATATTCATTCAACAACATATTAACCGGGCACGACCATAGAACGCAGGAGTATATTCAAAAGAGCGTTGATAACAAAATGTATGGGAGCTGGACAATAGGATGCTTGTGCGGATTACGTCCGCAGTATCATCCGTATAACAATTGGAATCACGGTTTTGCCGTTGTTGAGGTATATAAGAACAAAATGTTTGAAGTCAGGAATTTCAAGATAGTTAATGGTTCAATTTTATAGGTGAGTTATGAACAAGAAAACTAACGTTAAATCTGTGGTGGTTTGCGATAAAAAAACAGCCAAGAATTTAGATAGGGCATACGCCATAAAAAACAAAAATGCCAATAGTGCAATTCCAAAACGCAACACTGCAACTATTGAATCGCTGCGTTCAAAAAGGAAGCGGTAGCTTGTAGCTACCGCTTTGTATGCATGTGTTTTGATATAGCATTCATTTGTTTATAGAGTTGAGTAATTCTATCATATGCAAGTAGAATGTATCAGTAGATTTACCTATTTCGTGTTGTTGAATCGTTTGTATATAATTCAATGCCGAGCGATTTTACAAAGTCGTAGAATTCATAGAGTGTGTTACGGACTTCATCACTTCGTCCGATGTAATCGTACATATTAAGTTGGGCATACTCGACTATTTCGATTTGTCGTTCTTTAACTTTTAATTTCATTATATGGTATTCGATTCTGTCTGCATTAAACAAATCGAAATATATTTTCCATTGTGGTGAGTTATAGTATCGCTCTATATCGATATGAGATGTTGTTTTATATTCTATCAAGTTGTTGCCGATGATTGCATCCGCTATACCAGATAATGTTATAACATCTCCTTTGTATGGATATTCTTTGCTAAGTTTGTATTCGACAAGTTTATGTGGGACAGCGGTTTGTTTAACAACATCTTTTAAACAGTCATTTACCGCAAGTGTATATTTATCGATAGATACAAAGTCGCAATCATTTAGCGTTTGTGGTGTAATTTTTTCAAGCAATCCATGTATGAGTGTGCCTATATACATAGCTTCTGACGGTTCGCTTGGCTGTGTCAGACGTTTAATTGCTTCATCGAGGTCGATTATTTCGTTGATATAATCGAAATAGACTTGAATGCGAGAAGCGCTGGCTTTCATGCATTATCCTTTTTAAATAGTTCTTTAAACACAAATATAGAATATAACACCATTGTTACAAGCAACAATGGTGTTGTTAGTCGTATTACAGATGCGGATTGTGAATATGTGATAACTCCGCATATGAAATGCAACACGAGCGACAAAAGCATTATTTCGACTATTGCAAACATCATTATGCTTACAACAGTGAATACTTTGTCTAATATTTTCTGTGCTTTCATATTTGTTACGCATTTTTATTCAAAAAATACTTTTTGTTTAGCATCGTACTTGAATTGTTTTTTATCCGCAGATGCTTTAAGAGCATTCCATTTTTGTTTTTTTATAATATCTTTATCTTCGCTATTTTGGATTAATTTGATGGCATTGTTAAATTCTTCGATTGTTGATAGTGTGTTTGCAAATTCTGCGAATGAATGGATTTCCGATAGGCTTTTTTGTTGTGCGAGATAAGAGTTATTTAGACTGTCTTTTACTTGTTGCATGATTCCAGCAAAGAAATTTGGTTGTTCGTTAAAATTAGGAATGTCAAGACGCTCTAATTGCACACTATTTTTGCCGACGGATGTATCTGTTGGGCTAAAATTGACAGAGCGTTTGCCTTGTTCTATTGTATAATAGCCAATCAAGTCGCATACTTGCATAACTCTATCATAACTACCACCGGTAATAGCTGGACGTTTAATGCGTAAATCCCCTTCATCTTTTTCTTTGGCATGTGCGATAAATATAATATCTTTACCGATTGTTTTGATTTTCTTTACAAAGTCTGTAAATTCATCTCTCATAGCACCGTAAAATTGTAGCTTGTTGCGTAATAATTTTGGGTCTTTTTGCGTAACATAAACTCCAATGTAGTCAAGCATTGTATCGACTGTATCGATGACAATTGTGCTGTAATCTTGAATAACCTGCAAGAACTTATTAAAATCTCCAATAATGTCGCTCCAGTTTTTAATTCTCGCAGCATCCTTTCTGAATTGCGAGCGATGAACGCCACCGTCGAAATCCAAAAGGATTGGATTGTTTGCTGTGCTGGCAAGTGATGTCTTGCCTATACCGGGGTCTCCATAGATTAATACATTGATAGCCAAAGTCTGGATTGGCTCGCCTGCTTTGATGATTTCCATAATTCACCTATAATTTTTTAAAAAATAAAAATCGGTATTACAAAAATAAAACAATAAAATATAATTGCAAAATAAATTGTGATTTGTGAATTTTATTTCACAAAGTATAATTTTTGTTGCGTATATTGTTTTTTTTATGTATATTAGCACATATTATGGAGCGAGATTTGCGTTGTGCAAAACAGTATATAAATATACAATAGATATACGTCCGAAGGCTAAACAATCGACAAGATTTACTTCAGCTAAAAATCACCAATGTTATACAGATCATAAAATCTTAAAGTGGACAAAAGAGTTTAGAGCAAAGCTCATCAATAATTTGCATAAAAGATGGAAACCATTAAAACAAAAAGTTAGTATTAAATACGAGTTTATTTTTAAAAATGCCAAGCAAAAGACTTGGGGTAAATACAAAGATACGAGTCCAGATGTAGATAATTTATGCAAAGCTGCCAATGATGCTATAAAAGGTATATTAATTGATGACGATAAGTATATAGTCAGCCAGCAAGCTGTAAAGTTATACTCAAAAGAAGATTGTATTCGCATTGAACTGGAGTTACTGTGAGCTACAAGATACTCATTATAGATGACGATGTAGAAGTAACGAGTGTTTATAAAGCGCTATTTAAAATGCGTGGTTTCCAAGTCGATGTAGCCAACACGTATAAGGATGCTTCTGATAAGTTAAGCAAAAACAGGTATGATGTAGTATTGTTAGATTACATCTTAGATGAATATAACGGTTTAGAGTTGTTAGAAAAACATCAGCAACATATTAACAGCAATACTGCTGTCATAATAATTTCATCAATAGATGATATGGAAGTCTTACAAGAGTTTAAAAGGTACACAAACGTATATTTTATAAGAAAAGTTGATGTGAAGATGTTTTGTTTTTCGTCGCTAATTAAGACGCTTCGGACTTTAAGAGGGGTAATAGATGACTCAAATTGAGTTGGTATCTGGTGTTATTGGCGTTATTATAGGTGGCGTGTCGCTATATTATGCCATGAAGACGTATATAGATGGCAAAATGGACAGACAAATGCAGGATGTGCGTGAGTTCGCAATGTGGCGTTCGCAGATAAATCAGACAATCGAGGAATCGCGCAATGATATAAAAGAATTATACGATACGGCACAATTACAATCTGAAAAAATAAATCGTATAGAAGTCATCCTTGCGCAGCACAATGAAAATCTTTCTTTAATAAAAGAAATTAAGGCTACTGTAAAAGATATAGATACATCAATCAAAGGTCTTCTAATGAAAAATGCTGAACAGAGCATACGTATAGATGCATTAGAACAAAAATGCGAAAGGTGCGCTCGTGTCAAAGCGTAAGCCGACAATAGTTCCAAGCTTGCAACCGACATCGACTATTGCGGACAATACGCAGCGTGCAAGGAAAATCGGTATTGTCCCACATCAGAGCACATTATCTGTGCAAAATGTTCCAGACTACTCGACGCCAGCTGGTGCAGCGATGGCTAACGAGGAAATGAGACGTTTGCGTTTAGGTATTGAGAATTTAAAACAACGAGTCGAAGCACAAAGTGGAGAACAACAGTTAGGGTTAAAGTCTCCATCTCAACAAGTTACCACTAATACCGGGACGAGAAAGGATGAGCCTATTAGCATAGAAACAACAGAATGGGCATTGACTTTAAAAAGTAATGGTATCGAAGTAGATGATCCATTGGTAGTTCAGTGTATTAATTTCATTGATACGCAGGTCAAAGTACTTGAAGCGAGGCAAGAATTCAAACTGCCGATTAAATTTCATTTGGCAAAGTCGTTTCTTGAAGATAAACTAAAAACAGAAGATGAAGCTGTTCAAATAGATATTATTGCTAACGCCATTACATATTTTTACGATTGGTTAATGTTCCGAGATAGTGGACAAAAATCAATTCAGATTAGTTCAAGCGATAAAATACGTGGTGGAGTTTTCGATGGTCTTGATCGTCGTGTGATAACATTGCAAAACGATGAATGGTATTTATCTGAATTTATGTATTATGGAACTGGCTGGTTAGGGGAAAATGGAGACAATAGAGGCTGGAAGAAATTACCTATAGCGTGGAAACAACCAGCCGTAAAATTTATCACGCAACCATCCGAAACAGACGCATCGCCAATTGGTAGTATATTTATAGTTTCGACGGAGACTACATTTGACGAATGGCTCGAACTCGGATTTATTAATTATTTAGTGTATAAATTTGGGGAGCCGTTTTCATCTATACGTGCACTACAATTTGTAGAGCCAATGCATGGTGATGTTATTTCTGTGCTGTTTCCGACAGATGAGAGCTCAGTAGCGAATTGTCGTCCAAAACTATATCAATATGCTAACAAAGAAGGTATTCTCAAATGGTGGGATATTACTCAATTATATGGTAATATTGGAGATGCGCATTTTGTATATGAACAAGTTGTGCCAGCAAATGAATGGTTGGTTACGCATAATCTTGGCAAACGTCCATCTGTAACGGTATGCGACACATCAGACAGCGTAATATATGGAGAAGTAGTGCATATAGATAATAATACTCTAAAAGTAAAGTTTAAGTATAATATTAGTGGTAGGGTTTATTTAAATTAGCAAGAGGTAGGCATGGCTATAAATTTTGCAAACGATGTCGATATAATAGGCAATTTGACGGTAAAAGATGGTTCTGGTAATCTCGATTTAGAAAATAATCAGGCAGTAAGAGTTCGCGTAGAGAATTTATCTGTCGAGCCATCTCCGGCACCAGAAGGGCGTATTATATACAATACAACAAAAGGACCAACAGATAACAAAGGAAGACTTGGTTTTAAAAGTCAAAGCGGCTGGATTTATCCAGATATGGAACGTTCGGTATATGATACTAACAACAACGGCAAAGTGGATATAGCAGAAAATGCGGAAAAGCTGAACGGGCAATCGCAATCATTTTATTTGGATCGAGCTAACCATACGGGCACGCAGTCGGCATCAACAATATACGATTTTAATACTGCAGCGATGCAATTCTTGCGTTCTGCGTTCGGGAACAGCAATACTGTGTCGTGGGAGACCAGCGGAACACCTATAAAAGCAGATGTTATATGCGACGCATCGGGTCAACTGGCGGCAACTTCGAGCGGATTAAACTTAAAAACAGTTTTCCCTAAAGATGTTACCTTTTATCGATGCAGGGTTAATCAATATGGTGTTGTGATAGATGGCTCTACGATGTTAACGCCAGACGATATCAGTGATTTTGTTAAAGCCGTTAACGGGACTGTCAACGATAAATTTGAAAACAGCAATACAGTGCAGTTTGCTGTGAACACTACAACACAGAAAGTTAAATCTAATGTTGTATTGAAGTCAGACAGCGGATTGATAGAGACGACACAAGGGATTGATTTAACAAATCGGTTCGGTTCTTCGCAGACATTTGCGAAGGTAACAGTGAATCAAAAGGGCATAGTTACCGATGGACAAGTTAGAATAAATACAAGCGATATTAACGATTTTGAAGATGATGTTAAAAACGCAGCAAAAACAATTCCACTAAATCAATTCGCAGCTCCAACAGGTTCTATTAATCTTAATAATCAAAAGATAATAGGATTAGGTTCGCCAACAAACTCTACCGATGCTGCGACAAAAGAATATGTAGATATGATGGCAACAGGCTTAAAGGTTAAAACAGCATGTCTTGTTGCTACCACTGGCAACGTCAATTTAGATGCCGTAACAAAGATAGATGGCGTTACGTTATTAAATGGAAACAGGGTACTGGTTAAAGATCAAACAACAACTTCTCAGAATGGTATATATGTATTCGAGAGTGGTGTTGGGCTACAGCGTGCTACCGATGCAGACAGTTGGGACGAATTAGTTGGTGCCTACGTGTTTATTACAGAAGGCAGTACTAACGCTGGGAGATCGTATTGGTGTTCAGTACAGCCCGGTGGAACACTTGGTGTAACATCGGTGCAGTGGGTATTATTTTCAGAACAACGCGTTTATAACTTCAATAATCCACTAACACTTAGCGGTTCGACTGTATCGTTGAATTATAACACTAACACATTGAACTTGGATGGTTCTAATGCGTTGAATGCAAAATTAGATGCCAGCAAAGGCTTGACGTCTTCAACATCGGGGATACGCATAAATGAGGAAGCTAATCATTTTACATATAATTCCGGAAAATTAAACTTAAAGTTAAAAACAAACGGTGGTTTATCGGCAGATACTAATGGTGTCTTTGTATCTACAAACACGGACACATTTACGACAAGTGGTAATATAATCGACTTAGCACCATCTTATAAAAATAAAAAATACGCCACAGAAATCACGGTTGGCACAGGAGCTTACACGCATCAAATCGTACACAATTTAAACAGCACAAATGTGATGGTGCAGGTATTTAAAAAAGGAACACGCAATTCACAGATAATCTATCAAAGCGTAATTCCAGATATAGAAATAACAGATGCCAATACAGTAACAATAACATTTAAACAGAACACATTGTTGGATGGTGATTACAAAGTTGTAATAATGTAGGGATAGCATGGAAATCTCGCAGGATTTAATTATAAGAGGAGATGCTTATATTGATGGTCTTCGTGGAAGTGGAGACCGCAATGTTGGCGTTGGTGCTGAAGGGCAGTTAAAGATTATCGATCCGCCATCTGAATCTGTGAATGTTCAATCAATCACAAACACATTAACACTAATGCCGGATTCAGCAACCAGACAAATATTAACTCCACTTGGAGGAAACAGAATTGTTAATTTGCCAACGACAAACGTAGCTACAGGTAAACGTTTTGTCATACATAATGATGCTGCGGTCAATACAAATTCAACTTTAACTGTACAACCTGTATATTACAATAATCTGCAATCATGTTATGATTTGGCGCCACAGCATGCAATTGAGTTTATTTGGACTGGCACGAGGTGGATAACAGAAGTCAATAGTAACACCACAATTGGTTCGGCTACGAGTAATTTGAATTCTATTGCAGTTGGAACAAATGGGAGTCTGAATAATGCGATTTCTATTGGCAGTGGTGGCACAATCACAAATTCTATTTCTATTGGCAGGAATAATGGTAATATTCAAGGCTACTCAGCGGCATTAGGAAATTCTGTATGGAATATCAATAACAGAGCAATAGCGATCGGGCACACGGCAACTAATATCGGCAACGATTCTGTTGGTATAGGGGCTGGTGTGTATGCGGTAGATTCTGGTTCTGTGGCTATTGGCGCACACACGCAAGCGCAACACAGTAAATCAGTTGCGGTTGGTTATGCGAGCAGGACGCACAGACCACATGAAATCGCATCAAATACATACGACACAACAGTATTAGAAGCAGCCGAATGGAAAAGTGGTGTTAAAATTCAAAAATACGAACGATTTCTATTGCCAGCAAACACACCTATAAATACTTGGGTAGATATGCCAATCACAAGCGGGCAGCATCTTTATATATACGAAGGAGAGGTATATAATTTTGATTACAAAATTAGTGCTTCGTATTCAGAAGCCTCTTTAAGGATTGCGCAAGCATGGCAAATACGTGGTTGTGTGGCTTCGCATAGTTACGCTACGAACAGGTTGTATTTTTTACCGATTAATGGTTATGATTATGTTGTAGAAACATTTGGTAGTGCGTTTTTGAATGCGCGGCTTGTTCTTGACCAAAATAATTATTGCATAAAATTACAGGTTGCGAAGACAAGCACCAGCATCACATCCCCAGTGGTGTTTGGTGCAGTAGTAATTGCCAATGAATTATTTGCAAATTATATATAGGAGCTTATATGTACTTAACAAACAGTAATACCAATGAGATTATAAAGATTCGCAGTATAAGCATGCATTTACTTAAAGATAAAATGTATAGCGTTGAGTTTATACGGTTTAAAGATCTGGAGCAATACAACAGATTTTCATCTGGAACAATGACCGATTATGAAATATTTAGAAGTGCGGTATTTTATTCAAAAGAAGCGATAGAAACGCAGCTATCCGGAATGACACAGCCAGAACAAACGATACTGGAGTCTTTATTAAGGGCGATTTATTTAGCGTATGTTTCATTAAATCAAGATTGGGAACTTGTAGAATAATAGGAGGTTATTATGCAGGACTTGAAAAAATATTACGCATCAATTGTATCGATTGGTGGAATTATCATTTTTATATCTCTGATTTTTTTAGTATATTTAAATTATGCGAGACCTGAATGGGTAGAACTCCCATACTCGTTTTTAAAGATGGGTATATTCTTGTTAATGTGGTGGTTGTATGATAAGTTTATTTTGGAGCAATATGATACACTTGATGAGTTATTTAAGAAAAAGAACGTTGCATTTGCTATTGTGTTTGCTGCAATTATTCTTGCTTGGGCAATCATTATCGGCTAACGAGAAGGCATATTATTTTGCAGACAAAACTCCGGTAGTAAAGCAGTCTGTTGGAGAATTGGATACGGCTATTTCGTATTTGTATGTGCGAGAACGTAGTGGTCGAAACGACGGCATAGATGTCGAGAAATTTCAGCGTTTTGTAGGTATAGGAAAAAATACAGCTTGGTGCGCAGCATTTGTTAGTTACTGTTTATATTACGGCAAAGCCCCGAAGAGCATACGTTCGGGGCGAGCATTAGCATTTGCTAATAAAGATATGATTCCAATTGAAAAGGTGTTACGTCAGAATATACCAATAAGACAGGGTGCTGTCTTAGTATTCAGACAAGGAAATACTCCATTTGGGCATGTTGAAATTATTTATAAAAAAAGCAACAATAAATTTTATGCAATTGGTGGTAATACGTCAGGCAAGAATGGAGTTGTAGATCGTGATGGTCAGGGAGTATATCCAACAATACGAACATATCAGCCTTTTGCACGTTTAAGGATAATAGGAGTATGGCAATGAAGTATTCTTATGGGATTATTGTATTAGCAGTTATTGCCTTACTTTTATGGATTGCTGTATTTTCAACGAAAAAAGAACGTGAGATAAACGAATATATGCATACGACTCGCGTCGATACTGTAATTGTGCGTGATACTATTTATTTACAAAAAACATACTTTAAAACAAAATTACGTATCACGTATGATACGTTAAGAGATACCATCAGCACATTACCATTTGTTGCTCAATTGGACACAATAGATTATATTACTTGTGATACATTATCGATTAGATACACATATCCAGCGAACGAATTTGAATATATATTACGTCGCAAACCAATAGAAGGTGAAACGCAGTATATTTATCGATATGATACTTTACGAATTAACACAGTTAGACAGGAAGTAAGCAACGGCTATTTACAATATATAATAGGTGCTATTGGTGGTTTTATTATAGGGAGAAGCATAAAATGATAGCTCCTCATTATTCAATAGATGATATGTTGCGGATGCTTGCCAATCCATTAGCAGGAATGAATGCGAGTGTGCCGCAACAGAATTTATCACAATCTCCATTGCAGATTTCGCCACAGTTACCACAGTTAGCCAGCAACAGTCCAATTCAGCCACCGCTTGCACCGCCAGATAGCAACGATAAAGATACATCATCACTTCTCGATAAGTTACCTAATGTATCAGACATGATAGATAAGTTGCCTGGATTACCCGGATTGCCGGATATGTCTGGTGCTGCCAAATGGATCGGGGGATTGTTTTCTGGAAGCGAAGCAGAACCGAAGCCGACAGTAGATCTCGGAAATGCACAAGCTACAGGAACCGCAGAAGCAGCTTTAAAGGCAGGGAAAGATTTGGCAGATGCTACAACAGGTAGTGGAATATTAACAGATGGGATGAAAGCAGCAATCGGTGCAGACTTATTAGGTGGAGTTGGGACGGTGCTTGGTTCTAAACTTATGAAGGGTTTGTTTGGCGATAGCAAGTCTCAAACCAAGTCAGCATTAGAAGCAGCCGATAAGGCAGCTCAAACTGCAGTCGATAAGGTCGCTCAAAATAAATCCGCATTATTGCAAAACACCAACGCATTAGGACAACAAGGTGCAGCTGCTGGAATCGAAGCTCAGCGACGCATGAACAGCCAAATGGTGTCTGGCGATGCAGTAGCGGACAAAAACAGGCTATTATCTGCTGGGGACAGCTTGCAGAAGAACGCAATGCAGATGGCACAGCAAGGAATGAGGCAAAACCAAATGTCTCAGCAAAATCTTGCTAAATCTGTTATGAATATGCGTGGTGGTAGTGGTGTTGCGAATATGGGTGCATTGCAGGAAATTGCCGGGCAACAAGCAGCTGGCAATTTACAAGCAATGCGTGCAGGACAAGAAGGATTACAACAATCTGCAGCTCAGCAAGCTAACATAGCAAGTCAGGCGAGTGATATATATCAAAAAGATCTTGCGAGTAATTTCCAACGGAATGTTGCACCAGCACTTAATCAATGGGAAAACTTTCAGGGAATGGCGAGTTCATTGGCTGGACCGATGGTTAGCCAAGCTATGGGCATCGCTAATCAAGCGGATAATGCAGCGTATAATTTATTCGGCACAGCGGCAAAAACAATGGGGACACGCGCTGGTTCCGAAGAGACAATGGGGCAATATATGGAACATGCAGTTCCGATGGCTATACAATCGAGTATAGCTGGTGGAGATATGTTTAATTGGAGTACCAACCAAGATCCACGCAAAGTTGAAGCGCTTGCCAACTATCTTGGTTATGATCCGAATAGTTTATATGGATTTAGAAGATAGGAGATAAAACATGCCTGTAGAATTAAGAAATTATGGAGCTGAAGGCGTCGATACAGGTGCCCAAACAATGTCGCAAAACATTCGCGATGCAAATGCTGGTACGCGTCACAGACAGGAGTTGGCGAATTATATCAAACAAACAGCATTACAAAACACAGTGCAACTTGCTCAAAATATGCTTGAATTAGGAACGCAGAAGATTAGGTCTATTGGACCAAACGGAGAGACGATTGAGCAAACAGTGATAACAAATCCCGAGTTATTTAACTCTGTTAGTAGTTTGTATAAAGGTTTACAACAAGGCATAACTTCGCACGTGAAGGATAAAAGTGGCAAGTATATTCCGACAATAGATACAAGAGCAGGTGCACATTTTATGTTAGATCCAGACAACGTCAAACAGTCAGAGACAGCGAACAACAAAAAAGATGACAAACAAAAACAGGAAACAAAACCATCTGGAGAACCATACGGACCGCCACCTCCACCACCTGAGCCATACGGACCGCCACCTCCACCACCTGAGCCATACGGACCGCCAGTGTTCCCAGGACCATTAAAGCCAAGTCAAGCATATAGTCCTACACCATATCATAATGCGTCATTTTTGACAGGGATACAGTTACCTCAACGACAGCCGAATCCTGTACCGCAGCCGAATCCTGCATCACAGCCGAATCCTGCATCACAGCCGAATCCTGTACCGCAGCCGAATTTTGTGCAGCAGCCAAATCCAAATGCACAGCCGTTCCAACCATTGGGTTGGCTTACAAACGCGCAGGGATTTTTAAATATGCTTCAAAATCTCAACGCGACTCCAAATAAACCGTAATACAAAAAAATGTAACACAATTCACATGGTATGCAACTATGGCTAAAAATAAAAAAAAGTCAGCAACAAATACAGGGAATTCAGGTAAAGGCAACAACACTGGGAATGCGAATACTGGAACTACGCAACCAGGTAGCTCTACGCCCTTATGGTCGAGTATAAACAATGTATTACAAAACTTACCGGCAGGTGCAACGCAACAACAAATCAGTCAGGCTATAGCTAACAAAGTTAGTCCAGCAGCGCCAGCCATACAGGCAATACAAGTGGCGAAAAATGCTAAAAATCAGCCAAATACATCAGGAACGCCACAGGCTGGTTCTGGCGGAGCTGGAATGGGAGTATATAACGATATAGTTCAATATATGGATAAAAATAAACTGAGTTATTTTAGTGGTTCTGTTCCAGATACAGAAAAGCAAAAAATGTTAGATGAGAATTGGAAAGAGCAATACGCTGCTGGCAAACAATGGATAAACGATGTTAATACTAATCTTATCGACAGAGTCAATAGTGAAATGGACAAGCTTAATAAAAAAGCATTGGGTCAAGTAGAAGGAACTGCCGAGCAAAAATGGAAACAGGATGGATTAGGTGAAGCAGATACACTAATAGGAGAAACAGGAACATTAAGTTTAGGGGCACCTAAATACAGTCCGCTTGGCTATATCCCACCAAAACGTGAAATTGCAGATAATAAACACATTCAGCTAACGCGTGAACAAGACAAGCAGCCAAGTGGTCATC